AACCGTAGCTGAAAGGCAATGCAGCAGTCATGATGCTGCCCCGAGTCGCGTAATGGCGAGCAGGTATAGCATACCGATGTGAGGGTAAATAAGGGAACATGCTCAGGTAAAGCAGCACGAACGCCATACGCGCACCGGTTATAAGCGGCGATGAAGCGACAGCAACTCAAGGGCATGAGCGCAGCCACTGCGAGAGTGTGGCAGGCATTACAGCAGGCATTCACTGAGTGCCTGTGATAATGCACAATAACTCCTCGTCATATGGAGGGGTTATGGAAGAGAAAGAGCAGTGGTTTTTTTCATGGAATGCTTACGATGCAACCACATGGGAGCACTTACCAGCGTATTCGTATGGTGAAGTCTACAGTTGCGATGGTGGACAATCCTCAGGTGAAATATTCGAGTCCTTAATGGCTGAGAAACAGGGGCTCCGAGAAAACCTCTGGATACAGTGCGTAGCATTCAACAAAGTTTAACCGCCTCAGGGCGGTTTTTTTATTGGAGTAAGCAATGGCAAAACCGGACTGGGGCGAGCTTCAGCAACGGTTCCTGTCCGAACATGCCGCAACCGGCGTATCACCAAAAGAATGGTGTGAAGCGCAGGGACTGAACTACGCTACCGCACGTCGATATATCAAAAAACCTTCTGCGCAAACTGCGCAAAAACCTGCGCAGAAAAAAATGCGCACTGCGCAGAAAGATAAAAGCGCAAATGAGCTGGTGGATGATGATGGACTTACCGCTCAGCAGCGCTTATTTGTCGCGGAATACCTGAAGGACAACAACGCCACCGCTGCCGCTGCACGTGCTGGTTATAGTGACCCAAACTACGGTCGCCAGCTCATAACGAATCCTAACGTTGCCCAGGCCATTGCGCGGCAGCAGAAAGCCTCTATTGCGCGCACGCTTGGCAGTGCCGATGAGGTGCTCGCGCAGATGTGGCAGCTCGCCACCTTCGATGCAAATCAGCTTTCACAATATCGCCGCGGTGCGTGCCGTTACTGCTGGGGCTTTGGCCATCAATATCAGTGGCGCGATGCTGTGGAGTTTGAAGAGAAGCGGCTGGAAGCTAAAGAACGCGACAAGCGTGAGCCAGTCGACGTGGGCGGCTATGGATATGACCACACCCAAGAGCCGAACCCTGCCTGCCCGCGCTGCAATGGTGACGGAATAGGCCAGCCTTACTTCGCTGATACCAGGAAACTCTCCCCTGACGCTGCTTTGGCATATTCCGGCGTCAAGCTGGGGAAGAATGGTGTCGAGATAACGGCAATCAGCCGCGAACGGATGTACGAAGCCGTAATGAAGCGCCTGGGCCTGGCCGATAGCGAATTCGCGCAGCGCCTCCAGCAAATCGAAATCGACCGCCGGCAGCTGGAGATTGAAAAACTCCGCAAAGAGCTGGCCGGTGATGGTGATGATGACGAACCAACACCAGTACAGATCAATATCAACGTAGTGGATGCGAGGGAAGAAGATGGGGATCAGCCCGACACTTAACATCCCACAGGCTCGCTTCCTCGCGATGGAGCACAAGTTTAAAGCCTACGTTGCCGGGTTCGGTTCCGGTAAAACGTGGGTGGGTTGTGGCGGCATCTGCAAAGGGATGTGGGAACACCCGAAAATCAACCAGGGTTATTTCGCGCCGACCTACCCGCAGATTCGTGACATCTTCTACCCGACTATCGAAGAGGTGGCCTTTGACTGGGGGCTGAGCGTCAAAATCAATGAGGGGAACAAAGAGGTTCACTTCTACGAGGGGCGACGGTTCCGCGGGACCACAATCTGCCGTTCGATGGAGAAACCCGGCTCGATAGTTGGTTTCAAAATCGGTAACGCGATGGTGGATGAGCTGGATGTCATGGCGGCTGCCAAAGCGCAGCAAGCCTGGCGAAAAATCATCGCCCGTATGCGTTACAAGGTGGATGGGCTGCGTAACGGTATTGACGTTACGACAACGCCGGAGGGGTTCAAATTCGTTTACCAGCAATTCGTGAAGGCAGTACGTGAAAAGCCAGAGCTCTCAGCCCTGTACGGTCTGATACAGGCCAGCACGTTTGACAATGCGAAGAACCTGCCCGCGGATTACATCCCTTCGCTGATGAATTCCTACCCGCCGGAGTTGATTAAGGCGTATCTGAGGGGGCGCTTCACCAACCTGACCAGCGGCACCATCTGAGACCAATTCGATCGACGACTGAATAACTGTACTGATGAAGAACAGGCAGGCGAACCGCTCTATATCGGCATGGACTTTAACGTAGGCAAAATGGCGGCCATCGTCCACGTGCTTCGAAATGGCGAGCCGCGCGCGGTACGCGAATTGATAAAAGTTTATGACACGCCGGCCATGATAAAGCGTATCCAGGAAGAGTTCTGGCGCTACGAGGGCGGACGCTATGTTGCCTCCAGGCAGATTTATATCTATCCGGATGCTTCCGGCGATTCACGCAAGTCCAATAACGCCAGCGCCACCGATATTGCACAGCTTAAGCAGGCCGGATTCAGCGTGGTGGTGAATGCCGCCAACCCGCCAGTAAAGGATCGCATTAACTCCATGAATGCCATGTTCTGCAACGGCAACGGTGAGCGCCGCTACAAAGTTAACGTTGCTCGCTGCCCGGTCTATACAGACAGCCTTGAACAGCAGGTATGGGCGGCGAACGGCGAGCCGGATAAATCAGCCGACAACGATCACCCAAACGACGCTGGTGGTTATTTCATCGTGAAGCAATTTCCGATCATCAAACCCACCGGAAAAGTCACTCAACTACGGATGTAACTCCATGCCTGACATCTCAACACCCAATCTGGACTATGGGAACATGGTCGAGGCGTGGGATATCAATGATGCCCTGATGGGCGGCACGCTCTATATGCGACAACTGGGCGAGTCATATCTCCCGCGCTGGCCGAAAGAAGACAAAGAGGACTATAAAAAACGCCTCTCCGTGGCCACGCTTTTGCCCGCCTACGAAGAGACCATTAAGCAAAACATCGGGCGCGTATTTGCCGAGCCGATTAAGCTGGCCGAGAACGTTCCTGATCAACTGCGCGAGTTTGCGAAGAACATCGACCTGGAAGGCACCCGCCTCGATGTCTGGGCTCAGTCATTCTTCGGCCTTGCGATGCAGTATGGCCTCTCCCATGCGCTGGTGGACTATCCCAGGGTGGACCCAGAAAGGGTGAAAACCAAAGCGGATGAGAAAGCTACCGGCGCGCGCCCGTACGTCACAATGCTTAATCCCCGCCAGGTAATCGGATGGAAGTCGAAGATGGCGGACGGTAAGCTGGTGCTCACCGCGCTGCGCATCAAAGAGGTGGTTGTCGAGGACGGTGACGACTTCGGGCAAACAAAGGTGGAGCAGATACGTTATCTGACGCCGGGGAAGGTGGAAATCTACCGCAAGTCCAGAGGTACCGAGGGCGCGGCGAACTGGGAGATATTCGATCAATGGCAAACCTCTCGTAAAGATATCACCCTGGTGACGCTCTACACCAAGCGCACCGGGTTTATGTGTGGTTCACCGCCGCTACTCAACATGGCCATGCTGAATATCAAGCACTGGCAAAGCCAAAGTGAGCAGGACAACATCCTGCACGTCGCCCGGGTGCCTATATTGACGGTGTTTGGGCTTGAGCAGGGAGAAGAGCTGGTAATTGGGTCTTCGTCTGCCACATCGTTCACCGATCGGCAAACCCAGGGTCTGGAATACGTAGAACATACCGGTTCATCCATTGGTGCCGGCAAAGAGTCGCTGGCAGAGTTGGTGGAGCAGATGCGCCAGGCTGGCGCGAAGCTGCTGCGTACGGAGAACACCTCTACCAAATCGGTGGATCAGACCTCCGAAGAGAAAATGCAGGAGCAGTCGCCGCTCTACACTATGGCCACCAGCCTCGAAGACGCGATAGACAACATCCTGCAGATCATGGCTGAGTACATCGGCGAGAAGGAGGGCGGCAACGTAGATGTGCGCACCGAGCTGGATGTTGAGTCGAAAGAATTCAACCCGCCTGCTGCGCTGGCTATTCAGTCCCTGCGCCAGGGCGGTGACCTTCGCCGTATCGATGCGATTAAAGCCCTGCAAAAACTCAACCTGATTGATGCCGATGCGGATCCTGATACGGTGCTGAGCGAGTTGCTGGCCGAGTCTGCGTCACTGAGTGAACCACCTCCGGGGGTGTGAAATGGCCCGTTCCGTGAATGACAGGCTACTGGACGAGACCATCGCGCACGGCTTGTACGTGACGCGTTACGGTACCGGCGTCGCCCGGCGCATGGTCGCGCTGCTGAACAAGTTGGATGCTGAACTGGCCGCCAGGCTGCTGGTGCTGCTGGATGGCAAGCGCGCTGATACCTACAGTGCGCGTCGTCTGGCCTCTCTAATGGCCGGTGTTCGTGAACTGAACCATCAAGCCTACGAACCGGTTAATGCGTCCCTGGAGCGTGAGCTGGCACGTTACACGGATTATGAGACCGGGTATCAGATGGACCTGTTCAGCAGCCTTATACCCGGGCAGGTGCTGAAACACGTCCCGCTGCAAAGCATTGCCCCAGAGCAGGTCTACGCCTCTGCGGTGGCGCAACCTTTTCAGGGGAGATTGCTGAAAGAGTGGGGCCAAAAGCTTGAATCCGATCGGCTGGATAAAATCACCAGTGCGGTGCGTACCGGATTTCTTCAGGGTGAAACCGTCGAGCAGATCGTGAAGCGCGTCGCCGGCACGCCGCAACTTAACCGCCAAGACGGGGTTATCAATGCCTCACGTCGTGACCTTGCTGTTGTTGCCCGCACCGCGGTGAACCATATGGCAGCAACGGCGCGCCAGGAGTTTGCACAAGCCAATAGCGATATCGTGAAGGCCAAACAGTGGTCTTCGACTCTGGACACCCACACCAGCCAGTGTTGCATCATCCGCGACCGCAAACTCTACTCGCTCGATGGCAAGCCGCTGGGCCATGCAATTCCGTATCTGCGCGGACCCGGCAAAATCCATTTTTGCTGCCGCTCCTGCGAAATCCTGATCACTAAATCGTGGGAGGAAATGCAAATAGCCTCAGGCGAGCTGAGCAACGCCACGCGCGCCTCAATGGACGGACAGGTGCCAACGCATACCAGCTATGCCGAATGGCTTGCGAGGCAGCCTTACGCGCGGCAGGAGCAGGTGCTGGGCGTTACTCGCGCGCAGATGCTGCGTGACGGCAAAATCACCGTGCCGGAGATGTTCAATGATGCCGGGGAGTTCCTTACCCTGGACGAATTGCGCCGCGTGGATGCGTCGGCATTTGAGGGGTAGGGTATGCGTAATGATGATTTTCACTGCGTGGGCGATGGCCGTGGCAGACGAAGGGTGTTTGTAAATGGCAATGAGGTAAAGAGCTGCGTTTGGGCGGACGTTAAGCGAGGTGTCGCATGCATTCATCCACACCCGCTACGGATCCATAAACGAAAGCGGAGTGAGGTTTACTCCCGCAAGCTACGCGGCGAAATTACAATCGAATTTATCTAACAGGCTGCCTCAGGGCAGCTTTTTTTATGCCTGCCGCTGAGCGGATGCGACGCGGTGCCCGGGTCGGATGACCCTTTACGTATGGCCGGAAGGCTGGAGCAAAAACAATGAAACTGAAACTTGATGCTAACGGAAATGTGGTCGTTGAAAACGGTATGCCTGTGTACATCCATGATGATGGCAAAGAGATCCCGTTCGATGCGGTCGCAGCGATGACCAAAATCACCTCCCTGAATGGCGAGGCGAAAACTCACCGCGAAGCGAAGGAAGCGGCGGAAGCCAATCTCGCGAAATTCTCTGGCATCACCGACCCGGCCAAGGCGCTCGAAGCCCTGGAGATGATGACCAAAATCGACCAGAAAAAACTGATCGATGCTGGTGCCGTTGACCAGGTAAAGGCGGAGATCACCAAAGTTTTCCAACAGCAGCTGGACGAGGCGAACGGCAAGACCAAGCAGCTGGAAACTCAACTCTACGACGAGATGATCGGCGGCCGCTTCGGTGGCTCTAAGTTCATTTCCGAGAAGATGGCGATCCCGACTGAGTTCGTGCGTTCCTACTTCGGTCAGAACTTCAAAATCGAAGAAGGGAAGGTTGTGGCCTACGACGGCCAGGGCAATAAGGTGTTCTCACGCACCAAGCCCGGCGAGTTAGCCAGCTTTGATGAGGCCCTGGAGTCTCTGGTCGAGTCGCATCCGC